CCCCGCTATATTACCTAGCGATAGGTAATACCCGCTTGTGATGCGGTCCATCCACGCTTCAGACAAAGGGCGTGGGGCCTTTCACTAGTGTACAATGACGTACCTACCTTTTCGCTTAGATGAGGTAGGCGCTCGGCAAGTAAACGTCGATTCCATCTACGGAGCGATTGCTCCATATCCAGATGCCGACCTTCTCTTCGCCCGATTTCGTCGTAAGACTCCAGAGGTGAACCTCGTGAGAGATCCTCTTCGAGTTTGCATTCAGAGAGTACGTCATGTTGTATGACTGGCTCAATGATTTCAGCATTCCCGAAGTAGGAACCTCCCTGAGGGAATCCTCCAGGGTCGGTCCGAACAAATCGACCAGCATTTTGGCCAGCCCTCGATTGCGTATCGCCATGAAGCGATTCCTGAAGGAATCGCGACTGGAAAGATAGCAAAAGAAAGCCATCCATTGTGCATGGTGAGTCGTCCTGTTTCCGAGACTTGATCTTAAGACCTCGTACCCTCCAGCCACAAACGCTCTTATGCCACGCAAGTTGCGTGTCATATAGGCATGAGTGATAATGTAGGACACCAATTGCTCTTCGAGCTCTTGGTAGAGGTCGTCCGATTGTTCGGTCGCAGAAGTCGCGTAAGTATTGGCAAGCATGCCAGAGTCCTTTCATGTAAAATGTATTGGATAATGACACGTATGCTACCTTTAGCGACGAATTGGACAGAGTGCCCGTATCGTCCCAATGGCGAACATACGCGGGGGTCACATCGACCCCCTTGTAGTAGTCGCCACCACAGGATTCTCTGAAGAGCCCTGTAAGGAACGATTTGTCATAATTGACTCTTAGACCGAAGTCTTCGAGCCGCTCCATGACAGCGGGAGCCATCTTATTCGGCACGACGATGTCGTCGCCGTATACCGAAACGTCCCTTGCAATTTTACGCAGGAGACGCCTTGATGGAACCTTGCCTTCGCTCTCGACAATTGTATACATAACAATCGTAAAGAAGACCATAGCTTCTATGGGAAAGCACATAGCTGACCCCATTGAGGCAAATTTCCTCAAAGGAAGTATGGTACCGCCGGGCATCTTGGCTCTAGTACTCCGACAATCTTCGATTAATTGAAGAAAAGTTGGAGCAGGACCTTTAAATATGTTCCGAACAAGGTCTAAGTCGACCATGTCCGAAGCGTCTTTGAGGTCTATGGTAGCAAAACTACCATCTATACTGC